AAAAAGGTTTACTTAACATACCTACTTTTAAAGCTAATCCAGGTAATGTAAAACCACCAAATCTTAATGAACCTGCAATAGAACCACCTACCTCAAGTGCTATTCTTTGGAAATTTGGACCTTTTTCAAATTCATCTGCTTTTTGATCTGCAACAGAATCACCAATAGTTTCATTATTTAAAAGATCCAAAGATTTTTTTATTTCTGATATTTCTTTTGTATTAGGAGTATCCCCTTCTATCTCTACTATACCTAAACCTTTTACATTTATTTTTCCCATTATTTAATCTCAACTAATTCATCACCTTCAAATTGAAAACTTTTTAGTGATGGATCATAATCTTGAATATCACTAAAAGTTATACCAAATTCTGCGAAAGCATTTCTATAATTCGATAAATTATCAGGATCTGAAACTGTTCCACCTGAACCTATCCTAGCATTTAATGATTGTATATTTTCTTTTGCAACTTGTAATTTTTTTAAAATTACACCTTCATCGTCTAATATAGATGGTAAGATTGCTGCGAAACTTGCTTCCTCTAAAGGCCCAACTTGTGCACCCCTTAATGCAGCAATCGCTTCTTTTCTAAAATCTTCAATACGTGCGTCTAACTCTGCAGCTTTGGGATTTATACCTATAGCGGCAGTTATTTTTGACATTCTACCACCACCTAAAGGACCTGTGCTTACATCTCCAGATCTAACAAGTGCTGCAATAGTATCTGCCTTTTTAACAACGTTTTCTCTTTTTGCAGTATCTTTTCTTTCTGCAAAGGTAGGTTTATCAATAATATCTGTTATTGCTCCATTTTCTTCTTTACCTATAATCCTGTCATTGACATTATAACCATATCTTTGTTTTTCATCTGGTGTTAATGCTCTAACTTGTTTTGTTTTAGCTTTTTTTGCTTCTAGCTCTCTTAATGAAATTATAGTAGCAGGTAATTTTTCAACCCCTTCTCCAACTGCTCTCAAAACACCACTTATTTGGCTCTCCCCTTGTCTTTGTGTTGACTGTAACAAAGGAGCAGCAAAGGTTGCTGCAATAATAGCTTTTTCCTGACTTGATAATCCACCATTACTAAATTTTTGAATATTGGCAATACCACCTTTATTAAATACTTTAGGCTTATGCATTTTAAAATATCTATCTCTAAACATTTTTCTTGTTAATACTTTTTCCATATTACCTCGGTTGCATTAGATTATATGTAGAGTAAGCACCTAAGCCAGCTCCAAGAGCTTGACCAACTGGGTTAGCACCAGGAGCTGTAGTTGCTGTGAGTGTGCTTTGCGTTGTTGGTAAATTAGTCATAATACCTTTTAAAAATTCTATTCTTTGGAAAGGTTCGTAAGCTCTTTGTAATGCAGTCTGTCTTTGTGCATCTAGAGCAGCTTGTCCTACACCTCTTTCTAAAGCACCAGCACGTAATTGTGATTGTATATCAGCAAGAGACATTGCTTGTTGTTGTGCACCTAGTTGACCTAACGCTTGACCAGCTGCTAATTGTTGTGCTCTTTGAGTTTGTGCTGCACCTAAAGCAGTTTGAAAACCCTGTGCTTGTGCTTGACCAATATTTGCAAGTCTTGCTCTTTCTATTTCTGCTTCTGCTATACCTTGTCTACCTCCGCCAAATGCACCTGCTCCCACTGCTTGAGCACCTAATCTATTAGTTGCCATTTGTGCTTGTCTAGTAATTTCATCTGTCACATAAGATTGAAAGGGATTTAAAAATTGCGAAATATTTGGAGCTGCTTGTGCACCTTGCAAAGAAGCGATACCTTGTCCTACAGTTCCTGCACCAACACCTGTTTGACCAGCTTGTGTTATTGCAGCTTGTTCTATTCCGCTTAAAGGAGCAACTTGTATAGCAGGTATACCTTGTGTACCAAATGTAGGTTGTGCTGCTAATGCAGCTGCTTGATCATATAAAGCAAGTTTTCTAGATTCTACTCCAGGAGCTTCTCTTTGTGTTACAACACTTGATCCTGTAGTGGTTTGTCCACCACCGCCACCACCACCAAATATAAAACTCATTAGTTAATCTCCTTTGTATACAAATATCTTTTTACGTCCCAACCCTTTGTTTTTAAAAAAGGTTGCCATCCTGGTCTTGCATGAACAGCTATTCTTTTACAATTTGTTTTTCTTGCAAGATTTTCTATTGTGTCTGCAAGTTCATCCTGCCACAATTCTCTCTTTTCACCTTTTAATAAAATTACTTCACATTGATTAAAATTAGGAAGAGCCGTGATTCGTGTTACACAAACACCAAAAACTTTATACTGCTTACCATCATCAGAACCAAAAAAAATAAATAATTGCATTTCACCATTTTTAATTATTTTTTTTAGTTCATTAATACTCATAGGGTCACCATCGTATTTTAAACCCTCTCTTAACATAAAATCTACAAGACTCCAATATTCGTCAACCACAGTTGGAAAGACTTCAAGTATCTCTACTTTCTTTTCTATTTTAATTTTGTTTAGCTGCATTTGTTATGTCGTATATTCTTTTAAATTTTTTTTGCTGATCATAAAAAAAATCTGCACCAGCTTTTCTCATACTCTTAAAATTTTTTGGATCTGCTCCTGATAAAATACCTGCTCCTAAAACTGCATCAGCTCTTGAAACAAATTCTCCATCAGCCAATTGTGCTAACATCGTGTCTTCATCCTTATCTCCAACACCGGCACCATCTTCAACATACCCTTCAGCTCTTACATAATTATTTACATCATTTTCATTATGATCAATTTTAGATGGAAGATAATTTACACCACCCTTATTATATTTTGGTATTGCAGTAGCAAGACCACCTTGATTTGCATAAAACATATTTGAACCAAATGTTTCACTTATTGTTGGTGTTACATTTGTTGCGGGTTGAAATCCACCTTCAATATTTTTTGACTGCTCTTCATAAGCTTTTTTATAATCTTCTTCAGAAAAAAGTGGTTTGTCTTCTACTGCACCTTCAAGTAAAGGTAGTATAGCAGATGCTGCAAAAATTTTACCACTAGTATCTAAGCCTCTAAAACCAGAACCTTTCATCGCTTTTGCTATTTGTGCTTCAGAAGCACCTTCTCCTAATTTTTTTACTGCTTCAGCTTCTGTTAATTTAGGTGCACCAACCAATGATGAAATTCCTCTACCTGCTGTTGTTTGTCCTAAGCCCTGCATTGATAAAGGTATACCTCGAGAACCAAACGGAGTTATACCTCCTAAGCCACTCATACCAAGAACCTGTGCCCCTCCACCAAAAATGGCTGCATCTCTTAATGCTCTTTTAGTTGATTTTCCTCTAAGTTTTTGTACGCCAAATGTGGCTAATGCTAATGTAAATGGATCCATATACTAATTTCCTAATTATAGCATATATTACCAAATTACTTAGGCAGTATCAACTCATCGTAAAATCTTCCCTGATACTGGTGTTCTCCTACATGGACTATTGAATCATTTATATAGGCGTGACATTTACCACCTATGTCTCTCCATAATTTACAAAATGCAAAATCTTCACCAGAAAATGTTTTTTCTACAGGGTCATGATAAGTGTCAAAAAAATTCCACATATTAGGTTTTTCAACATATTTTCCATTAATAATAGTTTTTTGCACAATTTTTTTGTCTGGATATTTTTCTATCATCTTTTCGATAACTCTTCTCTTTATTAACATACATCCAGTTGGAGAATCAGTAACTTCCATTACACCTTTCTCCACGTTAATATTTTGTGGATCTGGCACTTTCATAGGATATGTATGTAAAGTTTTTCTAATATCGTCAGGAGTTTTTATTTTACCATCTTTCATTTTTCTAAATGTTTTATCCCACATTAAAGTTTTCAATGGATATGGTACTGAAATAATATCTTTGTCCGCTTCTAACATCGTAAAAATAGATTTTGCCTGAAAATAAATATCAGAGTCAATAAACAATAAATGAGTATCATTAGATTCTAAAAAACCAGCCACACATAAATTTCTACCTTGAGTAACAAGTGAAGATTTCATTAATTGAAACCTTACTTTTATTTTTTTTTTAAAACATTCTTGTTGAAACTCTAGTAAAGCTTGTGTGTAATGTATGGATACATCACTATGCACAGGTGTACCTAAAAATATTCTATGTGGTGATTTTTCAATTTTAACTTTTGAGTCTGGTTTTTTTTTCCATAAAACTTTAGTAGCTTTTTCAAAATCTGATTGTGGCTCTATTCTAGTATCGTGTAGGGTTTGATATGTATCTTCATTAATATATTTATCGTTTGACATTTATAGCTCCTGTGAGAAAGTTAGTCCATTCTGAACCTTTTCTATCCCAACTATAAAATCTTTTAAAAAATTTTTGTTGTTCGTCTAAATATTTTTGCATTCCCTCTTCATGCAAATATATAGCAGATGCATCAATTGCATGTGCAAAAGATTCTGCTAACAATTCATGATTTTTAGTAAAATTTACATAGACTGGCCACTCAGAACACGTTTCAGGTAATGCTCCAAAATTAGTGGTAATAACGTGCAAACCTGATGCTAATGCTTCTAAGGCAGACACGCAAAAAGTTTCTTCGAATATAGAGGGATAAACAAATAAATCGTAATTACAAATATTTTCTAATATGTATTCATTTGTTTTGTGCCCTATGTAATTAACGTTTGGTAAATTTTCGGCTTGTTTATAAATATCTTTAAAAGCCACCTCATGTCCATCTGCAAATTCACTACCATAAACTTTACATGAACTGTAAACATCTAAAGTAATGTTTTCATTTTTTAACATTTGCATAGCTAATAATAAAACATTTAAACCTCGCCAAGGAGTGCAGTGATGAATTATTTTTATTGGGTCACCTTTGTGATATTTTTTTCTTTTTGGAAAATTGTCAGTTCCATTTTTTATTACTATACACTTATCTTCAGGGATGGAAAAAAAATATCTAAACTTTTCATAGTTCCAATGACTATTAAATACATACCAATCATACTCATCAAATCTTGTCTTATCTGTAAAAAAAGAATGTAAATTACCTTGATCGTAAGAATTCTTTTGCCAAAGTATATTTATTTTATTTGGGTCTAACGGTACTTTGCCTGGTATTGAAGTACATATTTGTACTTTATCCAATAATTCTTTACTAACATATTTTTCTAACAGCTCATGCTGTATTTCAGTTGCACCTCTAGCTTCCATTATTTTTTTGTAAATGCTTCAATATTAACTCTAGTTACTTTTATTTCTAAATCTTGCCTAAAGTCATCTGCTTTTGTATCAGTATTTGGATCGGCTACATCAGCATCAAACTCAGTTTTACTAGCATAAATTTTTCCTGTTCTTTTATGTTTAATTATTTCTTTGGCTTCAGCTGGTATTTTAGGTAAATTACTCATTATCTTCCTTGACGATTGTATTTCTTATAACTTCTTTTTTCTGATTTTGAAAGTCTTTTTTTATGTCTTCTTGGTCTTTTTCTTGGTTTTGGTCTTGGAACGTAATGTACAAATTTTTGTCTAGCCATAATTATTTTTTGTGTAAATTTATATTAAATGATACAGATACTCTTTTTCCTTCTTCTGTATGTGGCTGCACCATATGTGTTAGATGAGATGGAAAAATTATTAACTTATATTTTTCAGGTTTAAAATATACACTAGCAAAAAAACTTTCTGTTTGTATAAAATCAACGTTATGAGTATGAATTACAGAGGTATCATTTCGTAAGAATAATAACTCTCCACCTTTTTGTGATTCTGAAATATAATAGACTCCCGAAAAATTAGATTTAGGATGATTGTGTGGAGCATTGAAATCATTTTTTTTATTTTCATTTATCCATAAAGAATCTAATCGTATTTTTAAATTTTTAAGACCATATTCATTAACAAGTAAAGTTGAAACTTTTTGTAATAAAGTACTACATATATATTCATCAAAAATTAAATCTGTTTGAAAACCACCTACGTTTGAAAGTCTTCTGCCTTTTTCATTTTTTTTTTCATCTTCAAGGCAATTTAAAATTTTACTTTGGAGCTTAGTATCTATAAGTTTATCAATTATAATTTCGTCCTTAAAAAGAATATGTCTAGCCATTTTCTTGTGATCTGTCTATTTGTGCATAACTAATTATACCTTGAATTTCGTTAGCAGTTCCAGCAGTCATTTTTAAAATATCACTTTCTTCTAAAACTAATGTTTGGGATATAATATTTTCAATAGAATTTGCGGGTATTGATTTTCTATGAATTGCAAACGTGCTTGAAGCAGAACTATCAGTTACCTGCACAGATAAATTAACTGGACTAGAAGATGAGTTATCTATTTGAATTTGTTTTACCAAACATCTTGCACCAGACGGAGAAGTCAATACAGATGTTGTATTTGTTGTACTTAAATTTATACCTGCATTTTTATATTGGATAGTCATGTTAAAAACCAATTAAAAGTGTCTTGTTCATTTTTTAATTCTTGTTGATATGAAGTGTTTAACTTATCTTGCATGGTTCGTAAAGACTGATTTATTTGTCGTTGGTTTTCTTCTGTATATTCTGGTGCAGGTTCCGGAATAACGATATCTACTCTTGCCATTATCTCATTCCATCTGGTTGAACATCAGCTCTAAAAGTACCATATCTCCAACTTTGATCAGTAGAGGTATTTGCTACTTTTATACTAGCAAATCTAGATCGAGCTCTAGTATCGACTTTTTCAGTCGAGCTATTTATAGTAAATGGGCCAAGAGGCGAAGAGGCTGAACTAGCTGCAGGAAATCTTCTTAAGTTAATAGTAACTTGTGCATCTCCAGTTAATACTTTAAAATCAGGTATAAATCTTCTCACACTCATAAAAAACTCACCATCTCCTCCTTGTGATAAATCAAAATCTCCTGACTGAATAAATGCTGGTATAGCAGTTTTATTACCTGATGCATCTACCTGATTATTACCAACTTCATGCTCATAAAAAACAGAAGCTCCATTTATATTAGTTATACCTTGCACCGTAGGAAAAGTAGGTACACCTGTTGAATTAAACTCAGTTGCGTAAGGATTATCATATAAATTTGCATCTTGGTATGTAGTCCTAGCTAAAGATCCAGTAGTCCAGGTACCACTTTGATAATTATAAGTTACACACCTATCAACAAAATCACTTCCTGATTTAGGATAAAACCAAACAATTTCTTCATACAAAGTATAAAGACCTGCGTAAACAGATTCACCGTTTTGATAATTAATTCCTAAATTACTGCCTTTTGTTGTGAATACAAAATCTTCTACTAAACAAGGTAAAGCTTTTACTGTACCATCATAAACAAAAAAACCACCTGCTTCACCCATCCAATACACGGCACCATTTACATATTTAATTGAGTGTTGGCCTATCGCACCACAATTTGATCCTACTTGTCTAACAGAAAATATAAAAGGAGGGCCAACAAATTGTATTACATACGCAGCAGTGTTTGTTAAAACAAAAGTATAATCTTTACCCTTAACTGCTCCTACAATTTTTGTGCCTGAATCTAATCTAAAAAAACCTGATGTATTAACAGAAGTTGGTGTATAGTCAGTTATATCTTCTTGATCTGAAAATCTTATAAATAGTTTATCTTGAGTGCTCTGTGTTCCTATAGTAGTTTCCGTACCTAACATAAATAAATGTCTATCTCTATCAGAAACTAATGACATTACAGATGCTGTTGGAGCATTAGAAATTTTAACTGCTCTTGTGGCTAATGCGTTAGGATCAGCATTAACAGGATTCCAAGAAAAAGATTCACCATTTTTTATTGTAGCAATCAACTGTTGACCAAAATTATCTAAAGACCAAGAAGCTGGGTCAATAGATAAAGATTGTGATAACGAAGCTTCACCCCATGCAGTGTAATATTCAACACCTGCCCCACTTGAGTGTGCAGATCTTGTTCCCGCTACTCCTCTTGTAATTCCAGTTAATTGTGTAGAAGTAGTTCCTGTATAAGATATGAATTCATTCCCAACTTTAATTGTTCCTGATGTTGGAAATCCAGAGGTAGACGCAAGAGTTATTGAAGTTCCTGCACCACCAGTTCCTGCAGTATCATCGTTTAATGAACCATTAAGAGTAGAAAAAACTTGTTGGCCACCACCCCATAAGGCAGTGCCCCAACCAAATCCATAAGTCTGACTCAAAGATCCGACCTTTACATAAGGATTTACTACAGCTGATCCATTTGCAGATACAGTAGTTCCTGCAGCTGATGCCATTGTAATTGTAAATGTATCACTTGTTGGTACGGTAATTACTTGAAAAGTATTAGTTTCAAAATCTGCTGTAGAATACCCAGCTCCAGTAGGAGGCGTAACACTTGTAAAAGTAAATAAATCTCCAGGTTCTAAATTATGTGCTGGTTTATTAACTGTTACAGTAGCTGAAGTATTTGCAGTAGTAAAAGTACAACCAGTTATTGCAGTATCCAAAGGTGTAATATCGTAAAAAGCATCTTCATAATAAACTACCAATAATTTGTTAGTTCCTATTGCAGCATATCTTCTTCCATCCAAGTCTGCCCAAATAAATTGTTCTCTTGCTGCACCCACTAATGTCTTATCAACAATTTGTTGCCATCCACCTATTTTTTCTGGAAGTCCGTATCTAAATCTTACAAAATCACCATCTACCCATTGACCCTCTGCTCCAGTCTCAGTGACTTGTTTATTAAATCCAGGGGCTATTTGTACATTTGTTAATGGCATAGGGTATTATAACATTAATTTATATCTTGTTAAATACGTGGTTTATCAGGTTTGAAATTAGGATTTTCTTTTTCTTCTTTTTCAAGCACATTGTCATATTTTTGATAAAGTAACATAGCTATATGCATAAGTTGTTTAGCAAAAGGCCCCATTTCTTTTACAGAAATAGTAAGTTCCTTTTTTTGATTAATTGTTTTAATTTCTTGATCTGAAAATTTAATCCAAGCATCGCCTGTTGATTCATTTTGTGTTATTTTCATTATTTATGCCTTACTTTACCTTTATCATTTTCTAAATGAGCAAATTTACCATTTGCATCAACAAAATGTAAAAATAATTGTATTTGATAATCTCCCTTAAAAGCCTCTCTCCAATGATCTAAATCACATCCCTTATATACTACTATATCACCTTTTTTTAAATGAAATTTTTTGTCTTCTACATGTATAGGCCAATCGGTGCCGTCTGAGTCTATAGTCAAAGTTGCTGTAAATTCACATGAGGGACGATCTTTATGTTTAAATAATTCTGCATTAAAAGTGTAACATCTCCAATAATTATAAGTGTATAGCAATTTGCAACCAGTAGCCTCTTCAATTATTTTATGTTTATCATTTTGTAAAAAATTAAATAAATCATCTTTATAAAAAGCGGTATCGCCATTATTATTTCCACCTTCATCAAAATAATTAACGTTATGCTCATGTTGCAATCTGGCATAAGCTCCATAAACTTTTATTTCATCTTCTGATAAAAAATTTCTAATTATTTTATATTTAAAATTATTTACTTTATCCATGCTACTATTGAATACCTACAACCTTTCGTAATTTTTTGAACTGCGTGGGGAAATAAAAAATTAGACGGAAAAAGAATTACACGCCCTGATTTTCTTGGAACTTCTAGAATTGTGTTATCTTTTTTTGTACATTTAAAAACTAAACTACCACCCTCATAATCATCATTTAAAATTAAAATAACACTTAGTGTTCTATGAAAATTTGTGGCGTTATCGGTATGAGGCACATAATAATCACCCTCTTCATATTTTAAAGCTTGTAATTCATTAACTAAAGTACAACTAGATCCGTAGGAGTTTTGTTGATCGTACTTTCTTACCAATAAAGTAAATTTATTAGCTAAATAATTACACCAATGTGTATTAGTTAAGCTCTTAGGATCTCTCCAGATATTTTTTGTTGCTGCTGATCTGATATCTTTTCTTAAACCGCCTACTACAGTTGCTTCTTGAAAATCTTGTGTGTTCAACCATTTTAACAAACTACTTATTACCTTAGGTTGCAAAAAGTTATCATAAACTTGAATAAAATCTTTTACATCCATTTTTTTTTAGTCCAATAAAAATTTCTATAATTATTAATTAATTTTCTTTTTACGTTTTGTAGAAGATGAGCAGTTTTACTATATCTATTTTCAAATTCAAGAGTCATTTTCCAGTCCTCTCTTTTAAAGGGAATTATTTGTACATAAGGTGTACCTCTCTCTATTGTTGTTTCTAAGTTTGGATACTTATCTGAGTTTATGACAAAAGGAAAATTAACTTCTATATCATGTTTATCTGTGTCTACAATACCAGTAAATACTTCGAACCTATCGTCTCTATTATTAAATGGTGCAGTAAATAAACAAGAATAACCTGGAGGTGTTTTAATGTGATAAGGGTTTAAAATTTTGTATATTGGTAGATTACTATTTTTTTTTACTTGTGGAGCACCTTCTAACTGTTCTTTTTTATGATATTGTTTATGCCAAGTGTTAAGGTTATACTTACCCATACTTTCGTCAGGAAGTGCATATTTGAAATAAGAATCATAAGCATTAATTTTTTCATTCCAAACGTTATGTTTTAAATATAAATCTTGAGGCATTTTTAAAAGGTACCCTGCTGTTATGCTATCTAAAAAAGGTCTACATCCCTTAATTGTTTGATTTTGGACTGTGTGTTCTAATTTTTTATACCAAAGAGGTAAATTA